TAATCCTGCATGGTCTGCGACAGAGCCTGATACGGTAAGGTTGTTTCCACCTGTTGTTGTTAAACCACCTGTCCCAGAAAGTAACACTGAATTATTAAACGTAGCCGCACCTGCATCTGACATATCAAGGGTGAGGGCTGTTACTGTTGAGCCGCCATCGTTTCCTTTGAAAACCATGTCTGCGTCTGACACCCCTGTATATAAAGCAACAGACGCACCATCTAGGGCAATTTGATATAGAGTTGTTCCCGCATCCTTAAAACGCCAGACTCCAGTATCAGCATCAAGAATGATGTCTCCTGCAACATCTAGGTTTAGATTGCCATTAGCAGCACTAATTGTTCCATTAGTTCCGTCACTTTGTAATCTTAAATCGTACCCACTACCCATAAAGATATTTGCACTATCACCCATAACAATATCATGGTTAAATATAGCTGTTCCTGCATCTGACATATCAAGAGTAAGGGCTGTAATTACAGTACCACCATCGTCACCTTTAAATATCATGTCTTTATCTTGGACCAGCGACCTGAACACCATATCAGATGTGCCATTTGTGATTTTTCCAAAATTCGTCCCAGCAGCAGCGAAAAATATATCATCTCCATCAGCATCAAGAATTATGTCTCCTGCAACGTCTAGTGTCATATCACCAGAGCTTAATGCTATAGTAGTTCCATCAATATTAAAATTATCAATATCTATACCAGCATCTGCTGTTATTTTTCCAGTTGAAACTATAGTAGAGCTGTTAGTAATAGCTCCATCTACCTGTAACGTAGAAGCCATATCTACAGCACCATCTATATCTACTATGTCTAAGTTAGATGTGCCGTCTACGTCTATGTCGCCTGATATATCAAGAGAAGTAGCTGTTAAAACACCTGTAACACCTAAAGTACCGCCTATGGTTGCATCATCTGTAACTGTTAGATCGTCTTGTACTTTTAGGTCTACAACGCTAAGACTAGCAAAAGCGTCAACTACTGCTGCTCCACTTCCTGCTCCGTCTAACATAACAACTTTAGTATCTCCTGTTGGGATAGTTATCGTTGCTCCTGAACCTTGTTTAATAATTATTGATTGAGAGCCTGATGTAGCGTTCTCAATTATATGAACCCTTTTCATTGTGTTAGGTCCAATAGTAATAGTACAAGTTGAATCTAATGTGCCTGTATATTTAATATACATAGCTCTTGCTGAATCAGCAGCACCATCTGCTACTGTAGAAGCGTGAGTATCTGCATTAGTTGTTATAGCTTCTGTGCCATAACCTAAAGCATTACCAATCAGTTCTAAATTTGTATTCGTTGTTGTGCCCCAAGTACCACTAGCATCACCAGTAGCCATCTCGTTAAGTCTTAGGTCGTTTACGTATGTACTTGCCATATTATTCTCCTATTAGATTATACCTTATTTTTTATGTACTTGTTAAGCAACTTCTTTCCAATTTGGTGTTTGACTATCACTTACCTCAGTATAATTAGGTGTTTGACTATCAGGAACAAGACCCCAAACATTTACTCTTGCAGCAGTTCCTGTAGCAAAAACACCTTCAACAACTGTTAAACTGTTAGCTGCAACAACAACTGTTCCTAGTGTTCCTGTTCCTGCCGCACCTGTAACATCGATATTATTATCTGATCTAGTAGTTATTGTTCCTAGTGCTGATGTTGCTGCATTTCCTGTTACAAGTACAGTAGCTCCTGCTGTAACTGATTCGTCTCCAAGTCCACTTGTTGAAGCAGAACCAGAAACTCCAGTAACTGCCGCACCTGCTGTAATGGCGTTACCTAGTGCGGAAGTACCTACGTTGCCTGAAGTAGAAATGTTTGCTTCGGCAATAACTGTTTCGCTACCTAATGCAGATGTTCCTGCATTTCCTGTTACTGCTACGGTAGCGGTAGCAATAACTGTTTCACTTCCTAAAGCAGAAGTTCCACTTACTCCTGTAGCTGTTATAACTGCGGTAGCTACTACTGTTTCGCTACCTAATGCGGAAGTACCAGAAACACCAGTAACTTCTACGGGTATCGGTTCTCCAAAGGTTAATTGACCCCAGGTGCCCCTACCCCAACCAGTAATATTAGCCACAGGCTACTAAGCTATTCGTATAATAGCGTTTGAAGCGTCTGCTGCAGGAAATTGAATAGTAAAATCACCGTTAGTTGATGTTTTATCTCCTCCAAATGCTAAAATACAAACAGCAGGGTCTCCTGAAGCAGTATCATTAAAAATCATTGCTCCGTTTGCAGTAATAGTTGCTGAACTAAAAGTTAAATCAGCAAAATCAGTGAACGCTGTTGTTCCTGAAGATGTTGGGTCTACTCTAGTTAGCGAAGCTCCTTTTGCGGTATAACCTGTTCCGCTTACTTCGTTACTTGTTGTATACGCAGTAGTTGCTGCCCCTAAACTAGCTGAACTAGTGTAGAGAGCTAGTTTAAAATCATTACCGCCCGAGTTTTTAAAATTATGTACCGCTTCCATAAGTTCTTTTTTGAAAGACGTACACATTGCTTGTGATATTGCCATTACAGCCTCCTTATTATTTCAGCCATATTTTTATGACCTTGTTTTTCTAATAAACCCGCTACTGTAGCTCTATCGCTACTAATAGCCTGTTTCATGTATAACAAAACGACTGCTTGTATGTTTTGTTTAAATGCGTCTGCCTGTGCTTTTACCATAGGGTCTGCATTATCACTAACAGCAATTAGTCGCTCCATTATTCTTTCTGTCCAATATTCTGGACTTAAACCTTTATTATTTGTAGTTTGAACAGTTACCTGTCCCATTGTTGTTTCTGTGTCTACACTAAACATTTGTTGTTCCTTGTGGCATTATTTTTATTTGGTCGTTTCTAGCTTCGTCTCTTACGTCTTTATACTCGCCTAAAAGTTTTAACATAGCTAATGCTTCTTGAAACTTTTGTTCGTATAACATAATTGTATCTGGAGACGCTTTCATAAACACGGCTCCTTCCACTAAAGAACCATACAACATAGCATTAGGTGCGTTATCGGATAACCAACTTTGATTATCATCTCCAACAGTAGTTAAAGAGTTTGGTCTATAATTGTAATGCAGTTCTACCGCATAGTTCGCATCAGGTGTTGGAGCTATGATAAAAGTATCGTTATCGAATAAAGCATAGTAAAGGGGTTTACCTGTTGTTGCTGCTGCTGGTGTGTAATCTCTAATCCATGAAACATGTTTTAATAATAAATAACTATAATTACTATCGCTGTCGATTAAAGCTAGACTAAAAGGAGACAAAAAATCTGTAGGTTTTGAAAGATAAGTGTTTCCTAAAGTTACTTGTCCGTTAACATTTTTACGAAAAACAGGTAACTGGACAGATTTTAAAATACGTTCTTCGGTTGTTTGTATAAAGGTATCTAATGTGTTTACAAATGTAGTTTCAGTATTATCTAAATAGTTCTGTATCGCTGTTTTTAACCCACTATATGTAAATCCTGCCATTATTCTATACTCACTGTTATACTTCCTAAACTACTAGTCGCTCCTAATCCATCAAAAACTGTTCCTACAGGGTCAGATTTAAAAGTCATACCGCTTCCTGCGTTTGTAGTGATTATAACCCCTAATTGACTTTGAGGTAAAGGAACCTCAGGTCTAGGTTTCCATAAAGATTCAGCATCTGCACTTATATGGGGAGGGTCAAGTTGAGGATGTTTAGGTTCATAACACTCATGACAGGTTCTAAAATTTTCCCAATTACCTTTTGCTGATTTATATGGATATCTAAATCCACAAGTATCGCAGATAAAATAAGCATAGTTACCTGAAGCATGAGCCATTAGATGTACTCGTGTTTAGGAACAATCCTTAGAGGAGAACGGTCTTCGTCATATCTTATAGCATTCCTTAAATCTTGTTCGTATTGTTCTTTCATTATTGCTAATTTTTGTACGTTCTTTTTTAAACATAAGTAATAAGCTAACCCTGAAACTAAACAAGGTACAAACCTTGTAGGAATATCTATATCGTTTACTTGTGTATTAGCGTCTTCTATAGTACGCCAAACGTAGTAAATGAGTTTGTCTGTTGAGTTATCTGGTGTTGGATAAAGATGAATAACAGGAGATTTTAATCTTTCTAACCAATAATTAGTCGACCTAGCTTTTATTGTTTTATTAGGGATATTAATAAACTCATTTCGGTCTATTCTATCTAACCCTAAATCGGTAGTTATACCGTTATCGGTTCTTTCAATATAGGCATCTAATATATCTATATCGAACGAATTAAGATTATATTCACTAGTTCCTTCGGTAAGTGTGATTTCCTGTTTAGCAATCTCCCACATCTGAATACCTCTGTTAGACCAATCAGCAAACATAATATTCATAGAACGACGAGCCGTAACTGCATCATAAGAAGTACGAGCCTCCAAACCTGCAAGTTCGTATGCTTCTTCTATT